ATAAAGATGGTAGGTGTCTTGTTATTGCTCCAATGAAAACACAGGTAGAACTTATTTACCAGGAAATTGGAAGAATAGCTGGCAAAAACGAAGTTGTTATGAATTCAATAACAAGAAAAGTTAGCAGCCCTCAATTTATGATGGAATTTTCTAACGGTTCAACTATTAGATTCTTTACATCTGGTATGCGTTCCGGTGGTAAGTCAGACGTAGCTCGTGGTCAGGAAGCACACGTGATTGTGTTAGACGAAATGGACTACATGCATACGGATGACCTAGATGCATTGTATGCTATGTTGCAGAAAACTGCAGAAGATCAACCAGACAAAATGATGATTGGTGCTTCTACCCCAACTGGTAGAAGAGAAAAATTTTGGGAATGGTGCAGGTCTGAAAGGTTCCAAGAATTTTGGTTTCCATCATATTGCAACCCTTATTTTTCTAAAGATCAAGAAGATGAGTTTAGAGAACAATACACCGAAATGGGTTATCGCCATGAAATAGAAGCAGACTGGGGCGAAGACTCAGAAGGCGTATACCCAAGAAAATTTGTGGACAAAGCATTTCTTAGCCCTTCGTGGACTTATGAGCCAGAGATAACTTCGGCAAGATCTTTCCATGTTATAGGCGTTGACTGGGACAAATACGGAGCTGGGACTAACATAGTTGTTGTTGAAGCATGCTCAGATAACCACGAGGATCCAAGATTTAGAGGAAGATCCAGAGTGGCATATAGGGAAGAAATAGATAGGTCTGAATATACTTTAACTAAAGCTGTAGACAGAATATTTGAGCTTAACGAAATATTCAAACCAAAACATATTTATGTTGACAGAGGATTTGGAGAAGTCCAGGTCGAACTACTGCACAAATATGGCGTTGAGAATCCTAGATCCGGTCTTAAAGAAAAGGTTAAAGGCGTATCTTTTGCTGAGGCGATAGAGGTGAGAGACCCATACACAAAAATGTTGGTTAAAAAAGAAATAAAACCGTACATGGTAGATAATCTTCGTCAGTTCTTGGAAAAAGAAAAAATAGTTTTTCCAGAATCGGACGAAGAACTTTATCTCCAATTAATTTCATATGTTGTGATAAGAACAACTCAAATTGGGAGACCAATATTTGAAGCAAGCGGAACCGCAATGGACCACGCGCACGACGCTTTAATGTTAGCACTTTTAGCTATAACCCAAAACTATGGAGAATTTTCAAAAGGTAACTATGCTATGAATACCGAAACTTTCTCTAACGACTTTTACATGCCAAAGGTTAATACGGTCCAAGATGAAGAAGAAAAACCAAAGTATGCAATAGTTGGCAGAAATGATGGTTTGGCTGCAACTAAGTTTAGAAAAAAAAGTTCTGTTATATCTAACGGTAAAAGAAAGATGTTTTAATTATGTCTATTAACAACATCGAAAATAATTTTGGTCCAACCAGTGACATATTTGGTGGCTATAAAACGGACGTATCTTTTTTTGAAGAAGAAACAAGAGACGACATTACTGTAAATAAATACGCTAATAGTATCCCAACAAATCTTGATTACAGCTTAATACCAAGTATGACAGTTGATTTAAACTTTTTAAAAAATCAATCTTTTCAAACATATAATTACATTCAAGAAACAATTAAGTCCATAGATAATATATTATATAAAGTTTATCTAGATCAAAAATTAACTCCAAATATGGAAGAATGTCACACAAAACTTTGGGAGGAATTATGCAAATATAACGACGTCAAACTGCCGGAACCAGATTTTGTTTCCTTTGAAGAATATAAATACGCCGAAAGATCTATGTCTACGGTTGCCAGAAGATTTATAGCCGAGTTTAACCAAATTTGTTCACAAAGCGTTTTTTCTTATTTGTTAAATTATAGGAATTTATTAAACGCAATGTTAAATGAAGCTTTTTATATTAAAAATTTTATATTAATAAATTTCCAGGAGCAGTATGAAGATGACTCACAAAAAGAAGTTGCAGTACAATTCGACGCATGGGCAAAGGTCGCAGCACAATGCACGCAACGCATTGTCAAATCGATCTCTTCATCACCAGGAGAAATCACAGCTTCCGAACTGGATCAAATTACAGAAAAACAAGCCGTTGAATTCCAAGCATTTTTTTCGATTAGACTAGAAGCTTTAAACGAAGAAATCGCCAGTTTATTAAATAATCTAAAAAGAGATTACGTAGATAACTGCAGTATTTTTTATGATAGGTATTTATCACAAACACTAAATTTTAAAACAAAGATAGTTTCTCCTATGGAGGCAAACTTCTATACAACAACATTTGCATCTAGATTCCCAACTTTAACAGAAGAGTTAGTTATCGCCACAAATGTAATAAATGCAAACTTCGGCATGATACTCAGCGACTTGATACAAAGAAATCAAATTATAAGATCTAGAGTAGAAAAATTGTTAGACCTAATTCAACAAAAGAGAAGATATTCTAATTATATATTTCAACTTTCATTTAAGGGACAAAATAAAAAAGTTATTCGCAAAACAATAACAGAAGATAATTATTCTGAAATATATAAGAATTCTCATATAACTTATAAAGATCAAAGTGATTTAATTTCTGATCATGCAAGCTTACATAACCTAACTGAAAATCATCACCCACAATATTTACTAAAAGATGGCGGAACAATAACTGGGAATATTTCCGTTGATCCTGGCATGAAGATAGACGGAGTTTCACTATCTGGTCACGCGCATACGGGTAATGACGGTAGCCAAAAAATTAAATCAACAGACATTGATTATGATATTGTGAGAACAGATACTACTGTAGTTGTACCTAAAGCTAAGTCTATACAGATTACGAACATACAACAGGATATAATAGATGGTGGAATACCGGTCGTTGATGCCGTAATAACGATAGAGATAGAAGATGGCGATGTTGCTGTCAATCACGAATATGAAGTTTTTGTTTATGAGGTTTAATTATGGCTTGGTTTAGATATTATGATTTAGATGGAAATTATGTTTATCCTAATTTAAGGAAAAAAATAACTTTTCCAATAGCTAAAGAAAACATTGTTAAAGATTCTTGGCTTTTTATTGATGTAGAAAATTTAGATGTTGACATTTACTACGCTTTAAATAAAGAAGGTTCAATTTTTACCAAAACAGCTTCCGTTGATCCAGATTCTTATTTAGTTGTTTATGAAGATAAGTCTTCTGAAAATTATGATTCAACTCCGGTAATAACTCAAATTGTTGATAATCTTTTATATTTTAAAGCAGCGGAAAATCACTCAAAGGATATTGATATTAATAAACAATATAGTTTATATTATAAAACTCCAAATTTAAAATTAATTAAAAAGAGAACCCAAGATAATCAGTATCAAGCTTGCGAAGAATCAGAATCACAATTTGTTTCTTCTGAAGAAGATGTAAATGTTTCTTCATATATAAGGGATTTAAATTCAAATAATTACTATAATTTATCATTTGTCAACAGTGAGTCTAATTGGGATTCTGGTGTTTCTAAAAATCCAGGGGCTTCTTTAATAGGAACTTTTACTGGACCAAGCATAAAGATATACTCTGACAAAGGTCCTGACTACGGTAAGTTCAGAATAAGAATCACAGCCTATGGTTCGGATCAAGATATAGACAATAAAGTTGTTTTAGATTGGCAAGAAATTGATCTGTACAATCAAAACAAAAGCACAGATGCGCTAGTCTTTTCTAAGACAGATTTATCGTATAAAAACTATGTATTTGAAATAGTTTCTAACTATGAAAAAAATATACTATCTTCAGATGGAAAAATAAATATAAAAAAATATAGTTTTTCTTTAAATAATTATTTAACTTTGAATAAAGAGGAAGTAAGTTCTTCATTATTAGGAAGAATCGTCACAGGAGCAACTTTGTAATGGCTGAGATTATAAAAAAAATTGAAAACTTAAAACCAGGCAAGAATTATATATTTAGTGTCAGAACCAAAAATACCGACATTAACGCTTATTCAGAAAGCGTAGATTCTATATTAGTTTCAATTCCTAAAGATACCACGATACCAGACGCCATATCTAATTTAGCTCTATATGCATCATTTGAAAATGTCATGTTTGTTTTTGACTTTAGTAATGATTTAGATATAGACAAATATGAATATGAATTATACGACAATGGTGCCGGCACGGGGACAGCTACTTCAACAGGTTTTAGTTCCGCAAACGTTTTTACGGTAGCGGTACCAAACAGTACAGACACGGTCGCTAAAACTTATTGGGGCAGAGTTAGATCAGTAGACACGACTGGTAATCTTGGTCCATGGACAGCTTTAACTCAAACTGATCAATCAACACCGCTAATTGATAGCCAATATATCAGCAGCTTAACTGCATCAAAAATAACAGCTGGAACAATAGGCGCACAAACAATAACCTTGTCTGGGGCTAACTCCATTCTAAAATCTAACAACTATGCCGCAGCGAATACTACATTTGGTGGAACTGGTTGGAAGATAAGTGGCGATGGAAAAGCTGTGTTTAATGACGCTAGCATCAGGTCTAGTTTAGATATTGGCGAAGATCAAGGAACATCAGACGCGACGTCATTCCATGTTGATTCGAATGGAAACATGTGGAGCGGTTCAAATAGCACTAGCTTTTCGATAGCTCCATTTAGGGTGACTAACACTGGCGATGTCACGGCTAATAGTCTCACTTTAACAGGTAGGACATCTTTAAACAATAGTGGAAACGCTTCTATATTTTTAACCAATAATGTTGATGGCATAGGTCTTTATAGTGATGCGAATACAGCATTCTATGTTGATGCTACTGACAAGTTTTCTTTGGGCAATAAGCTAACATGGGCAAATAGCATATTGACAGTACAAGGTGTATTGAAGCTTAGCGATGGCTCAGATGTGGTAGACGCTGAAGAAGTCGGCAATATAGCTCAAGATCTTGTGGATGAATTTGGGGTCACGATATATGAAGATGGGTTCATAGGTGGCTTAACAATATCTGCTAATACAATGTATTACGGAAACGGAACTTTTGCTAGCGGTAACACTGCTTTCTTTGTTGGTAAAAATTCTGGTGGACAAGCTAACTTTTCTTTAGGTGATAAATTAACTTGGGATGGCTCAACATTAAGTATAACGGGTAACGTTACCATTACTGGTGGTAGTACATTATCTTTAATCCAATCCGCACAAGATGCCGCAACTGCTGCGCAATCGGATGCAGACACCGCATATGCATTAGCTGAAACAAAAATAACAGCTGGAGAAATACAAGTTTCGATAGATAATGGCACTACCATAATTAGCGGAGATAGAATAACGACAGGCACAATAAACGCCGATTTAATTACCGCTGGAACATTAAGCGCAGATCGTTTATTTGGTGGAACCATAAGCGGATCTGCCATACTCCTGGGTGATCTATATGTTGATACAGGTGGATTTATTCAGGCAACTAATATTGAGATAGATGCAGGATTTAGATATAGATGTAGTGGAGTTTTTAATTCTACTGGAAGCAGTACAAATGCAAGAGTCCATGGCGCAGGTTCAGTAGAGGCATTATGTTCTCCTTCTTCAAAAAGAGAATACAAGTACAATATAGAAAATATACCAGACGCATTAGATATCTTAAAGACAGTTAGACCAAGAGTTTTCAATTGGAACATAGATGCCTTTGATAAAGTTGATCCTTGGACTGGAGAACCTTGGACAGAAGAAGCTAAAGCAATAAATGAATTTAATAAATCATATGGTTTTATAGCTGAAGAAATGGCTGAAGATCAACCCTTGCTAACAGTTTATGAATCTCCAGACGCATCGTTGCCACACGATCAACCAGGTGGAGCATTTGATTTTTCAGCTTGGAAACCAAAAATGTGGAAAGAAATGGATTTTATACCACTTTTAGTTAAGGCAGTTCAAGAGTTATCAGCTAAAGTAGAAGAACTTGAGTCTAGACTAAACTCATGATATACTGGCAGAATGTCTGAAATAAACGACCAAGAACAACAAAAGCCTGGTATTAATTTTTTTTCTGTTGAAATATATCCAAAAGTTGTTTTATATAGAGGGTTGCTATCGGATTCTGATATTTTGCATGAAACCATGAAAAAATCTTCAGATGATTCTCAAGGTAAATTTTATTTAAATACCTGGGATAAATGGTCTGTTTTTGGTATATATTCTAGTCAAAAATATACGACTTTTAGTCCCGCTGAGGAAAATGTGCAGATGCACAAAGACGAGAAGTACCTTGTGGATAGATTAGCTGAAGCATCCAGTATTGCAACTAAAGATTACATAAAAAGATTTAACGTCGAACTGCCGTACAATACTAGATTGACAAATTCATCTTTTTGTAAATATGGTAGAAATCTTGAATCTATAAAAAATAACTTAACAATGCAGTATCATACCGATTATATTATTTGCGAAAAAGATACTCCTGGTCAAAAATTTTTCTTAACATGTACAGCTTATATAAATGACAATTATGATGGTGGTGATATTTCTTTTTACATAAATGGTGATTCGATTAATCACAAACCAAAAGCTGGCGATATTCTAGTTTTCCCTTCTGGTGCACCTTATTATCATGGTGTAAAAACCATTAAAAATGGAGATAAATTTATGGTTAGAAATTTTATGATTTACGATTATGATGGAAGTAAAGAATGGCTAGAAAATCAAAAAACTTATGGGGCATCAAAATGGGCTGAGATGGAAAAGAAAAGAGTAGATATAGAAATGGAAAAATATATGCTCTATGCGGTAGGCGACAAAGTGCTTTCTTATGAAGAATATTTACTTCATAGGCATTCATGATCTACAGAATTTGGGTCTTAAGTAAAATGGTGGTATAATTATCAGATGTCTAAAATAAGCAAACAAGAAACTGGTGTAATGGGAATTCCTGAATCAGATATTAATGATTCTAATTTAGACGTTAATTTAATTATAGCTGTTTTCCAAGAAAAGCTTAGTAATTTAATGACAGAATTAGTTATAAAAGAAGCAACAAT